GTATTATAAAAACCAACAATTGCTGTACCAAATTGCTCCATATTTATATCAGGATAAGTAGAAGTTAATGCCGCTAACTCTTTTACCATACCCCTAACATTTTCAGGACTAACACCAGCACCTATAAAACCTTCAACTGATTTAGCAAGTTGGTCAAAAGTTACTGGAATTTCCAGAGTAGCTTTTCTCATATCTAAAACTAAACTAGAAATATCTTGTTTAGCTTTTTCAGTTACTTCACCACTAGATGCTCCCCACCTAAGTAATTTAGCATTCCATTCATCTAATAAAACAGAATATTGAATACCACGTTTAATAAAATCTACAGGTAATTCCACTGCTGTAAAAAGGGCAAATCTAGCAGCATACCATCGTGCTTGAAAACCTAATAAATCTTTAACACCTTCAAAATACCCTTCTCCTAATATATTTTGATATTTCCTAGTTTTAGTAGTAGTGGAAGTAGTTGAAATTTTAGTATCTATATCTTTAATTAAACCATAAGCTTGTTTTAATCTACCAATATCTGCTTGGGAAAAAATTTGAGAAAAAGCATTAGTTTTAGTAGTTTTTATAGAAGATACTTTTTCTAATAGTGGTATAAAAGATTTTAATGTAGATTTAGCAGTTTGTGCCTCTAGATTTAACTTACTAAAAAAAGGAATTTTTAATTTTTGTAATGAATCTAAACTTGCTTTAATTTTTTCAACAGCTTGTTTTGGTCCATTAACAGAATTTAATATAGTTTCTATTTCAATTTGAATTTTGGATTTAGTTGCCAATGTTTTTCCTCTTAATAGTAGCTTCTACTTTAATATCTTTAGAGCAATTTTCACAATCTTTATCTAATCCAACTTGTTGACAGGTCATACAATATTCATCCATTGTATCATCATGAGATTTAACTCCTAAATAAGATAAAACAGCTTCCCTAAATAATACTTCCTTATTTTGATACTTTATAAAAAATTCTGCACCTTTAGGAGTAACATTCCATAATATATCAGAATATTTTGTAATATCGCCTTTAGATAATAAAACTATTAGTTCTGTAACCCAGTTTCCTTCTCTTGTGTTCCTAAATTTCCTTTTATTTTTTCTATTGTTGCTGTTATTTTTGTTAAGAGTGAAGAAATCTGGTTGCAATCGAAAAAATCTTCAATTACCTGTATTGTTTGTTCTGGAGATAATTCAAAAGATATTTCTTTAGTTATAACTTCAATATCTTTATCTTTTAAAGCTACATCTGAAGGTTTTAAAACTATAGCAATAGCTGTGGGTAATTTATCACCTAAAACACTAATTAAAGATATTACATTAGTATCTTCTGGTAATATTAAACCTTGTATTAAATTTGTAAGTTGTTGAATTTGACCTAAGACTAACGGAGTTTGTTTATACACCTTATCTCCAATGGTGTATTTAAATTCTTCCATATTCTCCCCCATGAGAAATTAAATTTTAAATATATAAAAGGAGGTTATATTGCATAACCTCCTTAATTATATATAATTATTGAGAAATATTAGCCGCTGTTTGTGTATTCCATAAAATTACTGCTAATGAAGAAGCTCTATTACCATCATTATAATAACCTGTAAAATTCATATCAACCATGATACCATTAGGACCACTAACAACAGGAGCAGATGGTTCAAATAACAATTCATCAATATAAAAATCTATTTTTTCATTATTTGCAGAACCAGCACCTGTTCCATGAGTTAAAGTTATAACTAAGGAAGTTTCAGCATTATTAATGGCTTTATCGTACATAGTTGTATCTTCAAATAATACTTTAACATTACCAGATACTTTAGCCATCCCTTCAGGCATAGCATAACGTGTTCCTGTACCATCAATAACAAATATAGACCCATCAAGGTTATTTTCTAAAGTAAATTCTATTTCAGAACAAATACCTAAAGAAACACCACCTTCCATTATTGTTGCTTGAAAACCATCAAATTGTTGTCCAACAGCTTGTGAACTATAATTTGTTGCATCCGAATCAAAACTTGTCGCAGTAACAGTTTCAACAGCACCCATAAAACTAAATACTGTATCAATAAATCCCTCTGGTTTAATATTAATTTTCATACTATTAACTTTACAACCATTATATACAAAATATTTTGGTACAGTTAAATCAGTAAATTGTTTTTCAATTGTTATACCAGCAGGCAAATCATTAATTTTAAAAGTATGTGAATAAGGATTAGCTCCAGATGAAGTAAATGTACCTAAAGCATTATAAAATAATTTACCAATATATGGACTTAACTCCATAGTTATATCACCAGCTACTTCTTTATTTCCTCTTGCTGGTTTTGCTGTATCCCTAACACCAGTTAATGTTTTAGAATCTATTAAATTCCTTGTTTGCCTTAATGATTCACTAACAAATGGTAAAACATGAGCATCAGCAGGGCTCCTTGTAGTTTTAAATGTAGTTTCTGTATCATAAATAATTTTTGATTTTGAACCTTTTGCCTGTGGCATTTTATATACCTCCTAAACTTAATTACAAAAATATTTCTATTATTAACTACCTGGTAATAAAATTCTATTAGTAAATGAAGAAGGCTCTAATAAAGCATCACCATCATCATCACCCATATCACCAAGTTTGTGTCTATAAACAATCCTATAAGGTACTAACATAGCTGTTATTTGGTTTGAAGCATCAACAATTAAAAAATCAATACCTACACGTTCTGAATAACAAGCATGATTACTAAAATATCTATTAGTATACATAGCTGTATGTATATCATTTAAAAGTGATTCCATTATAGCATCACTAGCCCAAACTTCTAACACTACCATCCAACTCCATGTTTCCATACCAATTACAGCTTCAATACCTTCATCTATTCTTGTTTCTCTATCTGAATAGATAAAACAAGTTGGATAAGGAACATTTTGTGTATTACTAGGAGGCATTCTGCCAAGTATAACACTTTTAAATCTTCTAACATCATTAGAAGCTACAATACCTTCTATTGTAGATTTTATTACAGTTAAAATATCCTGTCTAGTAGTTGCCATTATTTATTCTTTATAGCAAAAGCAATTGCTCTAGGAAGTAATCTATCTATTCCTATATCAACAGTATCTTCAAACATATTTTGTATGGTATCTGGATCAACTCTTTTTCTAATTGTTACTTCTCTTTGAGCATGAAATTGATATTGCTTACTTTGATTATCACCAGTAAACCATGCACCATATTTCCCAAAATTTTTATTGAATTTCATTCCTGGAGTTACTCTTTTATATTTGGTCCAAGGAAAAGGTATAGTAAGCAATTTATCTTTTGCATAAATTGTTTTAGAACCTTCACCAATTACAGTTGATGCATAAGGAGCAACATCAGTATCTATAAAAAATCCAACTTCAGTTCCATATTGATTAAGTTTTGTATTAGTTGTCCTTAAAGCCCTTGTTAACCTACCAGTTTTTTTAGTTAAAACAGAATAAATATAATTTCCTATTTTAGATTCTGCTTTATTTAAAATAGTATTTAAATTTTTATGAATATAGGTATTAACTCCTTTTCCAAGTCCTTTTATTTCTTCATAATTAATTAAATCTTTAGTTCTTATTTTTAATTGCAACATTACCTATCACCAGGTATTCTTCTATATTTCATTAAAATTTCTTTAACTTCTTTTAATAAATCCATACCACCATAATCAGTAGAAATTCTATTCACATCAGGAGTACCAACCCAAGCCATACCAATTTCTTTACGTTTTCTAAAAATAAAAGCACATTGAAGCATACAAGCATATTGTAAAGAACTAGGAACATTTAATACGCCATCAGTTTCAGTATAACCACCTCTATAAGTAACCTCAATTTCTTTTGGTCTTATATAAGTTGTTTTATACTCAAATTCTAATAAACCCTCATCTTCCCTAACATAATAATCTGATTCAAAAGTTTCTGTGGAAGTATCTACTTTTACAGTCATAGTTGAAGGATTTATTATTGGAAAAGATGATAAATAATATTTCCTTCTACCAGATTCGCAATATTCTGTACGTTCTGTTAATTCTAAATTTCTATTTAAAAAATTCTCTATCCTAGATGAAACAAATTCTATAAGGTAATTTAATAAAGTATCAAAATCTTCATTAACATAATTACTAGTGGTATCTGTAGGAATATCTAAATATGATTGTAAAGTAGTTAAAGAAACTAATTTCATTATTTATCCTTATTTTGTTATAATTTGATCTTTAACCATACTTTCATTTTTAGAATATTTAACTTCTTTTTCTACCTTTTCTTTTTTTAATTTCTTATTATCAATTGGTTCAAGTAAATCAATTTTCCAACCTTGTTCTTTTTTAATACGTTCAAGACTTGAGGCAGGAATTTTTTCACCTGCCTCATAATTTCTTGAAAAATCCATAACACGATAACCTTTTCTAACTATATATTCCATCATTCTCCCCCAGAATATTAGTATTACACAGGATAAGTTTTTGGTGAACCTAAAACAGCCAAAGCACCAATAGTAACATAAGGTCCACTTCCACCATTAAAAGTTACAGTAGCAACACCACGTACATACCTATCAAGAGATGTAGCATCAGCAACAGAAACTTCAGTTGTACTATAAGTATTAGTAACATTATGGCTTGATGTGGCACCAGAAATATCAGTAAAAGTAGTATTATCATCAGATTCTTGAATTTTACAAGTAATAGTTACTCCTGTAGGTGTTCCAGCAGGTGCAGCATTATTAAATGCAAAAACCACAGATTCATAATTTAATCTATCAATTCCCTCGCCAGTTGCACTTGCAGCAGTTGAACCAGCCCCTATAGTTTGTGGAGCTATAGTAGATAAACATTTAATTGAATTTCCTAAATCACGTTTCATTATTTTTCCTCCTAAAATTTAGAAATAAGGGAAGAAAATTTCTTCCCTTATAGTATTACTTTAAATTACGTTGCGTCATTCACAAGGCAAAAAGATTCAGCATGTCTAACTGCTATATCCACATCTTGTATAATTCTTACCCATGTTTGATTTTTCTCAAAAGCATCGGATGTTTCTTTAGATGCCATAATTTCCATACCACCCCAAGAACCAACAATTAATTCTTTCCAGTTAGCGAAATAAATTTCAGTTAAAGCAGTACCAGAACCTTTAGTTAAATCAATAGGTACTTGAGTAGTTTGACCATATTTATAACCAAGCCATGCTTGTAATTGTGCATCAGAAACAATAGGTTGGATTATATATTCTCCACCAGTGTCACCAGTATATTGAGCTACTTTAGTTTGTAACAAGGTTTTTCTAGTACGTGGATGAAAAATATATCCAAGATTACCTCTAAAAGCATTATCTAATTGTAATTCATACTGCATATCAGATAATACATCAAAAGTAGGAGCACCACCATCAGTACCAATTTCAACAGTATTTATACCTGTAGTATTAGCAATACCAATAGGTTCTCCGTTAGCACCAGAACCTCTTAAAGCAGCTAAATCAATAGCCAAAGCTAAAACTGTAGCTATATCACTTCTAATCATAGCTTCAACAGAAGGATTAGAAAGTCTTAACAATCTATTAGAAAGTTTTACCATAGCAGCAACAGCTTTTGGAGACAAAGCTAATTGACCAACAGTTAAATTACTCTCAGTAATAGCGGAATTTTCAGCTACCCAATAGGCAGTAGAACCACCAGTTACTTTAGGAATTTCAACAGGATTACCAACAAGACCTGTAAGCATTGTAGCACCCATTGAAGCAACAACTAATTCAGCCCTAAGCAATTCAATTATATCACCTAATGCTTCAGCAGGAACTATATAACCACCAACAGTATCAGTACCGGCAGACATAGCAGTTTTCTTTTTAGTTTCATTAAAAACCTCTAATTCATAACCAGCATTACTCCAATCACCTGATTTAATAGCATTAATAGCACGAATTAAACTAAATTTTTCAGGTTCCATACCCGGTACCGAAACTTTACGTGGAGTAACCATATTTTCTAACTCTTTAATTCTAAGTTCTACTTTATCCTGTAACTCCTTAATTCCCGCTATATTCTGATCCATTTTTGACAAAGCAGCATTTTGTTCAGTTAATTTTTCAATAAGTTCTTTTACTTCCATTTTTTAAATCCTCCTAAATATATTTTATACATATTTCCTTTTTATATCATATTTCCTTGTTCATAAGTCTTTTAAGACTGAACGGAATATTTTCCTAAAATTTCTTTATTCCCATTAAATATTTCAGTAATATAATTACTATCTTCCTCTGAAATAGGAACTTCAGCTTCCTCTATCTTTATAATAACAGGAGCTTCTTCTTTTTTTTCACTTAATTCAATAAATTTTTGGTTAATTTCCTCAAATTTATTAAAAATATCTTCCTTTAATTTTTCTATAGCTTCAAGAACCATTGTTTCCTCCTCATCTTCTATAAATTCTATATCATTAATTTCAACATCTTTAATTTCATCAAATAAAAACTCAATATTTAAAGTTAAAGATTCATCATCATTAATAAGTAAATAATCAGAATCATTAAAATACTCTATTGCCTTACTATGTTCCTTAACCCATTCTTTAGCTTCATCCATTGAATAATTATCTGTAGGAAACATATAACTAATAATTTTTTTATCATCAACACAATGTTTCCCCTTTATACCATCTTTTTTAGAAACTGTAATAGTCCGTATTTTATGATCTTTATGTTTTCCTTCCTCCCCAGGAACTGGAACATGATGGTAATTATCTGTAGTTTCAGGTTTAGTAATTATATCTTCTTTCAATTGTACATCTTCAGGAATTTCTAAAGTAACAAATTCTTCTGTATCAGTAGTGGTTATTGAATCTGGTACTATTTTAAATACTTTTTCATATACTTTTTGAGAATACTCTTTTATAAAATCATCATCTTCAGTATCTTCTTCAATACTTTTTTGTAATGCTGAAGGATTAGCAGGAACTGTAACTTGAGATATTTCTAATAATTCAACATCTGTATAAATTCTACAAGGTTTCTTACCTTTTTTTACATCTTCATCATCCCAATCAGCATTTTCATATCCATTAGGTTTAGGTAAAAATCCTACACTATAAGCAGCTAAACCTTGTTTAGCTAAGAAAAATCCCCAATCAGCTTCATCATTACCAGAATTAATAAAATATCTAAATTTAGCAATTAACTCTTTATCAATTACTTTAACAGATTCGGCTATCCCAATTTGATTAGTTAATTTACTATAATTATGGCTTGAAAGCAAAACACCATGTTTCTTATATGAAGATAACCCTTTTTTCCATGCATCTACTAAAATAACTTCTTGGTATCTATCAATAGTTTCATCAGAAACAACTGCTTCTACTGTTCCTTTTTCTTCATTTACTGATTTAATTGTAGAAATAAAAGTCTTAATTACTTTATCCATCTAATATCCTCCAAAAGAAATATTTAATAAATATATTTCTCCCATACCATAGTATCCTACTACCTCCATGGAAAACTTTAATGGTTTCTGGAAAAAATTTAATTTTATTTATTATACCTCACTTTAAACATCTTTTAATTCTAAATGTCCTGCATCCCATCCTTCTATATTTATTGTTGTAGGATCATCACCAAACCTACCACCCCATCTAAGACCAAGTTTTTCACCTATTAAACCATAAGGTAAATACTTATTAGGGTCATCAACCACCTTACCATTATGAATAATAAGAAAATCAAATGCATTACCAGATAAATGTTTACTATTCATAGTTTTACTTTTTTTCTGTGCTACAAGTTCTTTTTGTTCTACCTTAGTACGTAAAGTACATGTAATAATAATATCATTAAGATTTTGTCTATCACATTCATCTCTAAATTCATAATACTTTTTAACCATTGCAGGAGATAAATCTTCTATTTTACGGCTTGACATATATTATACCCCACACTTCCCACCTTCTGAATCTCCAGACCTTCTACCAAAGTGAGAATTAGGATCATAATTACCCATCACACCCTGATGTTC